GTCTAGCGTTGCTGAAGTAGAAGAGGCTACGTTCGGTCGCGGCAAGTGGTTTGATATTAAAGACGATCTACAAGATCAACAAAAACAAGATGTACAGTTTATACGTGCTCAACTTGAAGAAGACATGGGCTATGTTAAAGCACGTAAGAACATTGCAGAATGTATTCTTAATGCTGCTGTATATGGTACTGGTATCGGTGAGATTGTCCTTGACGAAGTAAAAGAAATGCGTCCTGCTACGCAGCCAGTAATGGAAGGCGCAATGACAGCTATCGGTGTAACACAAAAAGACCGTATGCTTGTTAAGATTCGTCCTATTCTACCTCAGAACTTCTTGATTGACCCTGTTGCAGTATCGATTGAAGAAGCACTAGGCGTAGCTATTGATGAGTTTGTACCTCTTCATCAAGTACAAGCAGGTATTGATGCAGGTATCTACTACGATGTAGAAATTGATATAGCTGCTCCTGACGAAGCAATTGAAGCAGATCAAGATCTTACTACTTATAATGAAGATAAAGTACGTTTAACTAAGTACTATGGTAAAGTACCACGTGAGTTATTAGAAGCAAGCGAAGACTTTGACGTAACGACTGACTCAAAAGAAACATACGTTGAGGTAATTGCTGTTGTTGCTAACGGTGATACCTTACTTAAACTAGAAGAAAACCCATACATGATGCAAGATCGTCCTGTTGTTGCATTCCAATGGGACATTGTACCTTCTCGTTTTTGGGGACGTGGTGTCTGTGAGAAAGGTTACAACTCTCAGAAAGCACTTGATACTGAGTTACGTGCTCGTATTGATAGCTTAGCACTAACAGTACATCCTATGATGGCTGTTGATGCGTCACGTTTACCACGTGGTGCTAAGATGGAGATCAAGCCGGGTAAGACATTGCTTACAAACGGTAATCCTGCAGAAATCTTACAGCCATTTAAGTTTGGTGCTACTGATTCTGTTACATTTGAACAAGGCCGTGACCTTATGCAGATGGTACAAATGGCTACAGGTGCTATTGATACAGCAGGTTTGCCGTCATTTGCAGGTAGTGAAGCTACTGCTGCAGGTATTTCCATGTCTCTTGGTGCTATCATCAAACGACATAAGCGTACATTAATTAATTTCCATGAAAATTTCCTTGTACCTTTTGTTACTAAAGCAGCACATCGCTATATGCAATTTGTACCTGAGCTATATCCTGCAAAAGACTACAAATTCGTAGCATCATCTACTCTTGGTATTATTGCACGTGAGTACGAAGTAACTCAGTTAGTACAGTTACTACAAACTATGTCACCTGAGTCGCCAATGTACCCATTGTTGATTGAATCAATTGTAGATAATATGAATCTTTCTAATCGTGAACAGATTATCCAGAAGATTCGTGAAGCTAATCAGCCTAATCCTGAAGTACAGCAAATGCAACAGGCTAAGTTTGAGTCTGATATGGCCTTCCAAGCTGCACAAACCGCAGCACTACAAGGTCAAGCGCAAGAAGCTATGGCACGTGTTAATAAATACCAGACTGAGACTGCAATTATGCCAGAAGAGCTACAGCTTGAGAAGTTCTCTGCTGTTGCTAAGGCAGCCTCTGCTATGGATGAGACAAAGAAAGTAGATCAAGTACTTAAACTTACTGATCTTGAACTTAAAAACAAAGCAATTAACAATCAAGCAGCTATGTCTGTCTTAAAGGAAGCAAGTAAATGATTACACGCAAAGAACTTGAAGACGTTCTATCACAATTGAACGCAATCTTTGAGCGTATTGAGCGCAGAATAGAAAAACTAGAAGAAGCAGCTAAAAAACCTGCAGGCAGGCCAAAAAAAACTACTTGACTTTTATTAAATAGTATGCTATAATAATACTATCTTATAGCATAAACTCAGGAAAATGTCAATGACACCTGAACTAGAAAAATATTACGAACAGTACTTTGATCTTTTTGTAACAGATGGTTGGAAACAATTCATCTTAGATATCTCTGCTAACCTAGAGTCATTTGACATTAGAAGCGTTGAAAAGTTTGAAGATCTAAGGTACTCACAAGGTCAAATTAAAGTAATTGACCAGATAATAAATTGGGAAACATTGATACGCAATACCTACGCGGAGCTTGAAGAAGATGCCTCGTAGAATATTTGAGTTTCAGTGTGCCAATAATCACATAACTGAAAGGTATATCGATGCGGAAATCCGCGAAGTCGAGTGCTCAGAATGTGATGAACTAAGTAAGCGGATAATTTCTCCTGTCCTAATTGGCGGATACATTGGATCTGACAAGTGGGCTGAAAGACATGAGAAAGCTGCTTTAAAATAATCTTATCCACAATACTGTAAAGTACGGAGTTTAATAATGGCAGAGTTTTTGGATGAACGTCCAGAAGAAGAACTGCAAGATGGCGAAGAACTAGCCACTCTTGAAGAAGAGAATACAACCAAAGAGGAAGCTCTTGAAGAGTCAACTCCTGAAGAGGTTGAAACTAAAGAAGATGAAGAGGATGATCTACCTGAAAAATACAAAGGTAAATCAGCTAAAGATATTATACGAATGCACCAAGAAGCTGAGAAGTTACTTGGCCGTCAGTCTTCCGAAGTAGGTGAGTTACGTAAACTTGTAGACAACTTTATTCAGACACAAACAGCGCAAGCCACAAAGCCCAATGAGTCCGAAGAACAGATTGATTTCTTTGAGAATCCACAAGGTGCAGTTGAACAGCTAATCAACAATCACCCTAAGTTTAAGCAGACTGAAGATATGTCACGTCAGCTTAAACAACAGCAAACACTAGCTCAGTTACAAACTAACCATCCTGACTTTCAGGACATTGTGGCTGATGAAGAGTTTGCTAATTGGGTGCGAGGTTCTAAAGTACGTCAAGAATTATACTTACGTGCTGACAATGAGTTTGATTATGATTCTGCTGATGAGTTACTTTCTACATGGAAGGAACGCAAAAGCATTGTCAAGCAAACTAAAGAACATGAAGAAACAGCTAGAAAACAACAAGCTAAAGCAGCATCAACAGGTACTGCTAAAGGCTCTGGTGAAACTCCAAGAAAGAAGATCTATCGTAGGACAGACATTATTAAGCTAATGCAAAATGATCCGCAACGTTACCTAGATCTCGCTGATGAGATTACTCTAGCGTATAGTGAGGGTCGTGTTAAATAATACTTTTAATATTGAGGTGATTTAAAATGGCACTTGGTTCTAACCACGTCACTAATACTACCGCAGCTACTTTTATTCCAGAGCTGTGGTCTGACGAAATCGTAGCAGCATACAAGAAGAATCTTGTTCTTGCTAATCTTGTAAACAAAATGCCAATGAAGGGCAAGAAAGGTGATACTCTTCACATTCCTAAGCCTACTCGTGGCGCAGCTTCTGCAAAGTCAGCTTCTACTCAAGTTACTCTACAAGCAGCTACTGAGACTGAAGTTACTGTAACCATCGACAAGCACTATGAATACTCACGCTTGATCGAAGATATTACTGAAGTACAAGCACTTGCGTCTTTGCGTAAGTTCTACACTGACGATGCAGGTTACGCTCTAGCTAAGCAGGTTGATACTGACTTGTTTGCTGAAGCAGAAGATAACTTGACTCTGTACACTCCAAGTGGTTCAGGTCTTGTTGCTTACACCGCAGGTACTACTACTGCTGCTGAGTTTGATGATGCTTCATTCCGTGATGCTATTCAATTGTTGGATGATGACGATGTTCCTATGGACAGCCGTGTACTTGTTATCCCACCTTCAGCAGTAAATACTATTCGTGGTATTACTCGTTATATGTCTTCTGACTTCGTTGACGGTCGTGGTACTGTTAATGGTCAGATCGGTACATTGTACGGTATCCCAGTAGTTGTATCTACTAACTGCCCAGTAATCACTGGTGGCGGTGGCGAGAAGCTAGGTATCTTGATGCACAAAGATGCAATGGTATTCGCTGAGCAAATGGGCGTTCGTTCACAAACTCAGTACAAGCAAGAATACTTAGCTAACTTGTTTACTTCTGACACCATCTACGGCATCGATACTATTCGTGCTGAAAATGGCATTGGTATTGCGCTTCCTGCGTAATTACTAAATAGAGGCTAGGGCGTTCTGCTCTAGCCTCTTTCCCTTCTTTATTATAATCTCATACCAAATTCTTAGAAGGATGCTTTATGGCTATTTATCGTGGTACAGGTGGTTCAGGCACAGCAAGTGACATAGCCGCTGTTAGTACAATAACTCAAAAAGCAGCAGATGCAGCAGATAGCGCATCAGCAGCCGCATCCTCCGCACTTGCAGCAGAAACAGCAAAAGAAGCAGCAGAAGCAGCTCAAACAGCCGCCGAAGCAGCTCAAGAATCTATCGATGGTTTATACTTAGGCGCACTCGCTTCCGATCCAACCGTTGATTTAAATGGTAATCCTGTCACGCAAGGTGACTGGTATTTCAATACTACAGATAATCGCGTTAGAATCTATAATGGCTCGACTTGGGATACAGCTATTACTGGTCAGCTTACGGATGACTTAGCTACTAACGGCAACAATATTAACTTTGATGATGGCGATAAAGCTCAGTTTGGTGATAGTGCTGATTTTCAAATCTATCATGACAACGCTCTTAGCCATACTTACCTCAAAGAATTAGGTGCAGGTTCTTTAATAGTTCAAGCTCAAGATTTAATTGTTAATAACGCTGCTAATACTCAAAATATGATTTACGCCAGTGATGGCGGTGCCGTATCATTATATCACGCAGGTAACTTAACAGTACAAACAAATGCTACAGGCGTTGGTGTAACAGGTAATATTACTGTATCTGGTACCGTAGATGGACGTGATGTTGCTACTGACGGCACTAAGCTAGATGGCATTGAGTCTGGTGCTACTGCTGATCAATCAGCTAGTGAGATCAAAACAGCATACGAATCTAATGCAAATACAAACGCATTTACAGATGCAGAGCAAACAAAACTATCTGGAATAGAAACAGGTGCTACAGCAGATCAAACTAAGGCTGATATAGACGCATTGAATATTGATGCTGATACTCTTGATGGTCAGCATGGTAGCTACTATACAGATTATACAGATACAGCTATATCTAACTTAGTCGATACTGCTCCTGCAACATTAGATACCCTTAATGAATTAGCTGCTGCATTAGGTGATGATCCTAATTTTGCCACTACGGTATCTACTAATATTGGCACCAAAGTATCTAAGTCTGGCGACACAATGACAGGAAACCTGACTTTAAACGGTGGTAACATCGTAATGACAGGCAGTGAAACTGTTGATGGTCGTGATGTATCAGTAGATGGCGCGAAACTTGACGGCATTGAAGCAGGAGCAACAGCAGACCAGACAGCAGGTGAAATTAAAACTGCATATGAATCTAATGCAGACACCAACGCATTTACAGATGCAGAGCAAACTAAATTATCTGGCATTGAAGCCAATGCAGATGTCACTGATACAGCAAATGTAACCGCTGCCGGTGCGTTGATGGATAGTGAAGTGACTAACCTTGCACAAGTTAAAGCCTTTAATTCCGCTGACTACGCTACCGCAGCTCAGGGTACGACTGCTGATTCTGCAATGCAGGACTTGGTTGACGATACTACGCCGCAGCTTGGTGGCAACTTAGATTTAAACTCTAATGATATTACTGGCACTGGAAATATTGATATAACCGGCACTGCTGCAACAGATGGCGTAACAGTAGATGGGGTAGATACCCGAGCACACGCTATGGTCATGGCTAATTTATTCGGATAGGAAAAAAAACAATGGCACAACCAAATTTACTACAAGCAACAAGTTGTAAAGGATCATGGACAGGCGTAATCGTAGGCACTACTACTTTGCCTATGGGTACTGTTGTAAATGCGCCTTCAACCGATAAT